GCGAATTGCGTTGTTTGTCCACTTTATCTTGCCGCTATCCTGCAATTTCTTCAAGATTTTGGTCACTTCATCCGTATCAATTTTGGTAATTTGGCTGATTTCGTCAATGCTTGTTTGGTCATCAGCAGAAACAACGGCCAAAACCTTCATTTCATCCTTGCCAAGTTCAGCAAATTTCATGCTCACATCTTCAAAATTGCTGGCAGGCTCACCAAATTTCATGAATAAATCCAAATCTTTGCTATCATGCCACATATGCGGCTCACATGAATTGAACGCTGCTGGCTCCACAGCAGGGGATGGTGCTGCAATATCCAAAACATCGCCATTTGGAATAGGTGGCAATCCTGCCAATGCACGTTTTTCGTTGATTGTCATGTTGGCCAGCACGTTATTTGCTACCAATGGGGACAATGAATTGATGCTTTCAATTACACGCTGTGCTGCATCCTTCACGGTTTGTGTGCTTGCTTCCATTCCTAATGCTTCTCTTGCTTCATCCATGCTTACAACCCCTGCCTGATACAATTCCACGTAATCTAAGCCAATAAATTCAGCAGAACGTGTTTCGATGGTGATGCCGGGGTATTGCTGCCTTAAAACGCTTTGCAGGCAGTAATCAATTTTGCGCTGGCGGTGGTTGACATATTGTTTGTGAAAAATCTCGTAGGCTTCAATCAGTTCGTTGCGCTGACCGAGTGCGCCTTCCGTTCTTAATCCTGCCAACACTGGTGGAATAGCGTGGGCAATTACAATTTCACTTTGCACGGTTCCATTCAACATCAAAAACTGCTCATCCATGTTGCTCGGTTGCAAGTGGTTAATGGTGGCCGGCTTCTCGTTGTTCTCGTTGAACTGAATAAGTACACCGCCTGCATTGTCCGTGCCGATTGTGCGCTCCTTAAACTTGCGCTCAAATATCCGTGCCTGCTCCGGGCTTGGTTGGCCTTTGAATAACTGCACCAATGTACCATTTGAAAACCCGTTGCGGATGTTGTTGTTGTGGAAGTTTGCGATTTCCACTTCAATCTCTACATACTGCAACCCATGCTGGTATGGTGGCAATGGGTAAACTCCTAATCCTGCCTGATATTCCCGTGCGTAGTAAAGTTGTACGCTATAAGGCTGCGCTGTTACCGGGTTAAAAGCCGGATAATGCTTTACATCTTCTGCCTTGTATTTCTGCCAGTCCTCGACATACTGGTAACTTTTATGGTCGAGTGTCCGAACCTTTGAAAAATCCACATGATAAAGCGCAGAAATTTGGCCAAGTCGGTTGTAATGCACCTCAAAGCATAAGCCGTTAAAGATTTCAAAGTCCAAAGCTAATTTGGCCTTAAGTTCGTGCAGCCCTTCGTATGGGTTCACATATTCAAGAACCTTTTGCGCTTCATCGCTGCCCTCAATAACGCATTCATCACCGGAAACAAAACGTGCTTTTGTACGCACGATAGCTCCATGCTTTGGTGCCCGCATATAAAATTCAAGCAGGGATTGTGGAAAGTCGTTTTTCTCTCCATACGATACAAAACCCTTGCTTTTCTGCTCCTTAAATTTGGGCAGTTTGGTTTCGGCAAAATCTATTTTTAAAAGCTCAAAGCTCATCCTACGTTGTGTTGTTTAATGGTTAGGTTTACATCGTGGTCATTGAATGGGGTGTGGCTGGTGCTTACATAAGCCAGTCCCCGGTCGATTTCCTCATTGGCCAACAAATAATTTGTGTTGCTCGATGAAGTTTGTGCGTATAGTGACCAGTAATGTGTGCCGATTGCAAGCGTTTTGGCTGTGGTGCTGCCTTCGGTAAATGTGAAAAGTTGGTATCTATTGGGTGCAGTGCTTGTGTCGGTGACTAAAAATGCCTTGCGCTCCTGCGACATTTCGCTCTCAAAAACCAACAAATAATAAACCGGGGAGATTGTCACTTTCTCCTTTCCGGTGATTATTAATTCGGGGCTTCCTGCTTTGGTAATGTACAGCATCTAATTCAAATAGTACACTTTTTGGAAGCATAACAAAAAAGGCCACCTTTCGGCAGCCTTTCTTGCAAACTATGAAAAACTAAAATCAGGAACCAAGAGCGAGCGAAGTTACAACACCGCTTTGAACTTTCAAAGGTAAATCGGTTTCTTTGTGCAAAAAGTTCAGCACATGACCTTTGAAGTCACCAAACGCTTGACCGAAATTGCTTTCGCTTTGCTGTAATTGTGCGCCATAATCGGCACCCAACAGCCAGTAGTCACCACTTGCATCAAGGGCAATGGCTAACATTCTGTTTTGAGCAAGCAGTTTAATTTCGTTACGCTGGGCGGTGGTCACTTTGTGCAGACGAGCAACCAAGTCGGCTTCATAAAATACGGTTCCGTTCTCGGTGCTTGGGATGGTTCTCCAAGTCATTGAAGCAGTTTCTTTTTCAAGTTCGTACTTGAAAAATACTTTGCTGCCTGAAAGGGTCAATGCGGAAACTTCTCCGCTTGATTTGGTCAATGTAGATTTGGCATCAAATTCAACGAGCCAAATTGTTTTAATACCTGCGGATGCGGTTTTGCAATCCAAGGTAAATCCGGTGGTTAGTACACAAGGCATATTTTTTTTTAATTAAAAAGGGGGTAGGGTTGTGCCCCACCCCCCGGGTTAAACTTTAGTTCAGTGAATTACAATGAGAAATAAACAACCTGCTCAGGGAATGCAATCTGCGTTCCGTATTTGAAAGTTGCACGGTAGCGAACTTCATCGTTGTCTTGGCTGTACCAGAATTTGTATTCTTCTTCTTCGTTCATCATGTCAGTTCCGATAAAGAAGTTAGACCAAAGACCAGCAACGATTTTGTTGGTTCCATTCATGCCATTCAATCCGTAGATTTTGATGCCAGTGATAGGGTCAACAATTTCCATTTCAGCAGTTTCAGTAGCGGCATAGTGGAAAAGGTTAGCACCTACCAACCAAGTGCGATACAAACGGAAGGTGTCGGTACCCATAGCAATGAACAAATCAGGCTTGCCCAACAAAGCGGCAGGAATTACGCTGTAAATGGTAGCGATAATGTCGTCAATGTTTGAGGAAGTGATTGAAGTGTAAGCGTCAGCAACGTTACCTTTGATTGGGTCGCCTGCGCCACCAAAACCAAGAGCGGTCAAGATAGTCAAGAAACCATCCCATCTTGCGTTGTTACCGCTACCGGAAAGTGAACCCTGCCAAATAGCAGTTTCGATAGCTTCGGCAATTTTGCCTGCTTTTTCTGCACCGATTTGGTCTTGGAATACTCCCAAGTCAACGGGTGAACCAGCGGCCAAACCTTGCTGTGTGAATTTGGTTTCCAAAGTTTTTGGGCAAAGAGTTTCTTCAACCTTAACCTTTCCAACGGTCAACACACGCTGACTGATGGTGGTGTTTCCTGATGGTGCATATCCGCAACCATCGGCTTGAAAGAATACATCACTGCTCAAAAGAGGGAGTGCCTCGGCTGATTTAATGCCGGGAATAACTTGTCCAGCGCCCTGCAACAAAGATGCGGTTTTGCTGCTGAACATTGCTTTTACTAAAAGCTCGAGTTGGGTTTCCTTGGTGTAATTAGTCAACCCTGATACTACAAATGCCATGTTTTATTTATTTTTTGTTGTTTTTAAGTGCAGAAGCAAAACCTTTCAATGCTTCGTTTTTTTCAGTTTTAACCGGGCCGAAAGGTTTAGCAACAGGCTCCGGGGTTTGTGATGCAAACTTTTCAAAAACGCTGAATGTGTCTTCAACCTTGCTGCCAAGGGAAACGAGCATTTCTTCGAGTTTTGCGATGCGGTCGTTCAGGGCTGCAAATTCTTCCTTGCTGGCAAATTCAACAATGACCTCGGCTTCGGCTTCTGGGGCTTCCATTTCTTTGGTTTCAATGTTGGTGATAATGCCATCAATAGTAGTAATAAGCAAACCTTCAGTGGTTTCGTGAGTGCCATCGGGGGCAGGCACAACGCCTTCCAACCCAAGTACATTTAAAGCCGCTCCGACAACCGCTTCCTCACCTTCAAATGATACTATTGTACCATCAACTAAAGTCAATTCAGCAAATTTCATCTTGGGCTCGGCACTTTCGAAACGCTGGCGCACCTCTGCCATAAATGCAGAAAGTCCGCTTTTCATTTCGGAAAGTTCAATTTTGATGTCCATACGTGTAGAATAATAGTTATTTGATTTCCTCTGCAAAATTTTTGAGCATGGCAGCTATTTCACGCATGGCCACGACAATATCATCCTGCTGTTCCATGTCAAACATGCCCTCGACTGAAAAGCCTTTCCATTCGCCTGCTTTTACCTTTGTCCAAATTTCCTCGTTATCAATCAGGTAGCTTGCAAATGCGCTTCCATCCTCGGCATCTTCGTAACCTTTTGGCGGCATGACACCACGCTCCCGGTCAATCAGGTAAAGTTCAATCATGTGCACACCATCATCCACCGGATTGGCATGGTCGGTATTTACTGCCTTATACAACCCTTTACGAGCCATCTTTTTTACGATACTGAAAATGGTGTCGGGTGGAAACGTAACGTAATACTCACCACGAATATCATCAAAGCGGTAGATGGGCACGTTTGCCAGCATGATAGGGCCGGAAATGATGCGCTTTTCTTCCGATTGTATGGCAAATTTTGACTTGTCAATTTGTGACAACTTCCTTTGTGCCCATTCAACACCTTCATCTCCACCCCAAGCCAACCACATCAGGCGGCCGCAACCATCTCCAAGTTCTTTGTCGCTGTTTTGGCGGTGCCTTTCAAAGCCTGCCATCCGTGCAATCGTGTCACGGCTGATGGCTTCACCATTGGCCAACTGGTTTGCCCTGATTTTACCAACTGCTGTGCCGCAGGAACCCCATCCGTTTTCTTCTGCCCAACGGAGTGCAACCTTTGCATTTTCTTTTGCTGCTTCCGGGTAATCGCTGTAACTTTCAAATTTCTGCTTGCTGCCCCACTTGGAATAACACACGGCTGCGGCTTGGTCTTGTTCCATTCCTTCGCCAACCATGTAAGGGATGCAACGGCTGATAAATTCTTCCTCGCTTTCTTTTGCACCCGGTTCAACAAATTCTTGGAAAAGCAGGAAATCTTTTTTTATCGCTGGCTTGTCAACGAGTGAAACGAACTCAACGCCCGTTTCATCATCCTCATTGACTACTATTTTATACACTGGGTAATCCATAATTTGAATAGTACAATTAAACAACACTTGTATTTCTTAGCCTGCGAACCCTTGTTTGCGTTTTGGTAATATCGCCTTCAAGAACGTACACTCTGCCCATGCCACCGAACTGCGCTTCTTCCGGGAGCGCACCGCCTGCTGTCGGAATGAACGATGGAGCAGGAGCAACACCGCCACCACCGCCACCACCACCGCCTGCGCTATCACCTTTTGCTTCAAATGGTGTTTGCTCAATTTTACGCACACGAGCAATACCTGATGCAAGTGCAAGACCAGCAGCAATTGCAGCTCTTATCGGTGCATCCGGTGTTGCTATTGCCATTTGTGAAGCATAAGCAGATTGTGATGCTTGTATAGTTTCAATAATAGCTTGCGCCATTGATGCTTTTTTCTTAATTTCAAATGCTTTTCTTTGTTGTTGTTCTGATTTACCAGCAAAAGCATCTGCCATTTCAGCAATTATAGCAAATCCATCGGCAGTAAATTTTAATGTTGCTTGTTCAGCTGCTTTCTTTTGTTCTTCTGCTTTCTTTTTGTCTTCAACATCTTTATCATATATCTCTTTCTTTTTTAAAGCAATTTGCTGTTCAATATCAACAATGGATTGTCCTTGCTCCAATCGCAGTCGTTTTTCCTCATCCATTCGCTGCAATTCCAGTGCTGCAAGTTGGTCAGGGGTTGCTTTATTTTGGATGGCAACAAGCTGTTTCTTTTTGTAGAACTCATTTAAAGCTAAAATTTCCTCTTGGTCTTTTGTTTTCTTCCATGTTGCCAAATCTGTTGCTGCTTTTTCTTCATCCGCTTTTTGTTTGGCATAAAAATCTGTTCTTATTTTTTCAAGTTCTGCATCACGCTTTTGATTTATTTGCTTTTCGGTCAGCCCTTTATCTCTTAATGCTTTAACCGTAACCGCAAATGCAGCATCGGCAGCTGCAATTTGTTTAGCAAGCGTTGATTTATCAAGAGATAAAACTTCTGCAATCCTTTCAAGTTCTGCTTGCTTCAAATCTTTGGTTGCATCTTTTTGTTTCTTTAGGGTTGATGTAACTTGTTTGGAAATAGTGGTATGCTCTCCATTTAATTTTGTGTTTTTTTCAAGTTCACCTTGATACACTTTTGTAGCATCATTGACATCTTGCTGTCCTTTTTTCAAATTATTTAAGCCTCTATCAACTAATTCTTGCGCCCCTCTATCAACACCCAATAAAGCACCCTTTGCTGAGGCATAAAATTTATCCCAAGTTCCAGTTGCATCGTCTAAGTCACCATTCTGCATTTCAATAAGTTTCTTTGTCTTTTCTTGCAAAATTTGTGCAGCTGCTTCGGTTCTTGCTCGTTGAGCAATCAAAAGAATTTGCTTTCCAATTCTGTCATTCAAAGCACCTAAAGAATTAGCATTTGCTATGTTTACATCATCAGTTGCAATCCCTGCTTCCTTTAATTTTTCCAATGCAAATTGACGTTCACCCTCGGATTTTTTTGTGTCCTGAACAACGCTATTGTAGTATTGCAAATCAGCAGCTTGTTGTTGTGTTTCAGCCGCTGCAATATTCATTGCCTTGTTCATTTTCTCCATTTCGCTTTCTGCAAAACCCATTGATTGTGCAAGCTCATCAAAATTGGTAGCTACATAAGCAATGGCAGCAACTAACAAACCAATCCCAGTAGCCAAAAATGCTTTGGATGCTGTGGTCATTCCTTTGAACGCTTGTATTGCGTCTTGTCCAAGTGTTTTAAATTGTTTACCAAGTGCATCTAATCCTTCCATTCCTTGTGCGAATGCCATTGCACCCTGCACTTTCAACAACGCCTTTTGTACATCTTCGCTTTCAGCACCAAACAAGGCCATTGCACCCTGTGCCGCCTGAAAACCATTAGCCACACCTTGGGCTATGGTGTTTATTCTATTAAATTTATCTGGATGTAATGCTTTAACAGCATCGTTTAAATCATCCATCTTATCTCTTAACTCTGCAACCCTTTTCTGCGCTTGCATTGCCTCGGTTGAAAATTCACCGAATTTTTCTGACATTGCTGCTGCATCTTGAATTGCTTCTCGCATTTGGGCTCGTAGCCCTTTAACGCTTTCCGTGCCTTTGGTTTTGGCCTCTAAATTTATTGCTACCGTTGTTGTTGCCATTTTATTTGTTTGTTAAAATATACCACTGGGTGCCATCGCTAACAACATAAGTAGTGCCGTATTGGTTATTAATGTTGTAGTGGTCGTCATTGTCTATTAAATCCCCGGTGCTGGCTTCGATGCGTAATGTGCCGCCTGCTCCTTTCTTGACTACCCAAAACGCCTTGGATGTGCTTGTTGATGCCGGGGGTAAAGTGATTGTGTGGTTGCCATCTGCTGAAAAGATAATGATGTCGTACTGCAACTCCGCTGTATAGTTTGCCGTTGGATAAACAAATCGGTTTGTTCCAAAATTGTTAGGTTCTACCAACTGCCCTTGCATCCACACCTCGTTGCATCCTGCGAAACCTGATGCCGGAGCTTGTCCAATCACGATACTATCATCGCAAAGGAAAGTTACCCCACTGGTAGCAAATGCTGCATTGCGCTGGCCTAAATTATTAATAGCAGTACCAACTATCACACCATCCCCGGCTTGGTTGAAATCACCAATATCCAAACCCCGTTGCTGAATTACTTTGCCGGACACATTGCCACCTCTTGGGTCGTATTCTTCATTCCTGCCACTGCTTTGGGTTCCACCACCGCCAACGCTTCCACTGCTTGCAGTAAATGTTGGCCCGGTTTTAAGGAACAAAAACTCGCAGATATTTACCGATGGGTTAATCGGGTCGTAATCTTCAACCTTATTCAGCCTAAAATAGTTACCATCGAAGAAATAAAGGTCACGGAAAGATAGCTTTTCCATGTCAGCCGGAGTGAGGTAGAAATTACCCCTTACAATCTTGCTGTCTTTGTCTATAATCTCGCTCATGTATTTGCTCCAATAGGCATTGAAT